TCTTCACCTTCAAGTCATCGCAGAAGTGGACTGCACCTGCTGGCGCGGTGAGCGTTGACTACCTCGTTGTAGGTGGCGGAGGAAGTTCCGGAGGAAATCACGGCGGTGGTGGCGGTGCGGGCGGATTCCGTACCGGCACAGGGCTTTCTGTTACTGCCGGAACAGATTACACGATTACGGTTGGCGCTGGTGGTGCCGCTGTAAATACAACCGTTGCCGGTAATGACGGGAATTCCTCTACGTTTAGCACCATCACTTCTGCGGGAGGTGGCGGCGGCGGCGGATATTCAAACCCTCAATCGTCTGCTGTTCAAAATGGGCGTTCCGGTGGTTCTGGTGGAGGCGGCGGTGTTGGACATTCCTACCTAATTACAGGCACGGGCGGCGCTGGCAATACTCCCTCCGTATCTCCGTCCCAAGGAAGTAATGGCGGTGCTGCGGCTGCGTCGGGGACGTTGGTTGAAGCAGGCGGCGGTGGCGGTGCGTCTGCTGTTGGCGCAAATGCTGTTGGTAGCACCTCTGGTGGAAATGGCGGTAATGGAACCGCATCATCTATTTCCGGTGCATCTGTTACTTATGCAGGCGGGGGCGGCGGCTCTATCGTTTCTCCCGGTACGCTCGGAACAGGTGGTACAGGTGGCGGTGGAAATGCCGCTTATGGAACAGGCGCAAGTGGAGCCGCTAACACAGGCGGTGGTGGCGGCGGTGGAAACTCGGGCGGCGGCGCAGGCGGCTCCGGCATCGTAATTCTCAAGGTCAACTTCACATGAAAACATATCAACTGATGGGTATTGATACCGCGATGCACTTGCTGCGTCCCGGTGCGAAGTGGGAAATCAGCAACCGCGAAATCACCCGCTGGGAAGATCCGCGACCGAAACCGTCGTGGGACGAAATCATGTTTACGATTGAGAAGATCAAAGAACTTGAGGACGCGGTGCCGACAATCCTCCTGCCCGAGCAGCAGAAGGCGTTTGAGGACTACGTTGACCAGATTGAAAAGGCGGTCGCGTGAATCTGTATTCCATATTCCCGACGGCGGTTGCCAAGTTTGAACTCGGGCGCGACTTCAGCCCCGAGGAAACTGCCTTTGTGGACTCGCAAGAGACGCACAAGAACCAAGGCAACACGACGAGCAACGACCGCTATGTGCTGCGCCACGACACGATGGCAAACCTCAAGGCGTTCGTAGAAGCGAGCGTCCATGCGTATCTACAAAGTATCTACGCCCCGAAGAACGAGGTGGGCTTACGCGTGACGCAATCGTGGCTCAACTACTGCCAGCCCGGTCAATGGCACCACAAGCACGCGCATCCCAACAGCTTCATCAGCGGCGTCCTCTACATGAAGGCCGCACGCGAGCGCGACAAGATCTATTTCTACCGCGACGGCTACCAGCAGATCAAACTGCCGACGGACAACTGGAACCTGCACAACTCAGAATCGTGGTGGTTTGAGGTCGGTGCCGGTGACTTGATGCTGTTTCCCTCGCACTTGACGCACATGGTGGAAGCCGTGCAGCAGGAGCGGGTATCGCTATCGTTCAACACTTTCCCGGTTGGTTATGTCGGTGAGGAAGAAAGTCTCACCGCTTTGCATTTGAAGGAGTAACCCAAGTGGCACATTTCGCAAGGCTTGACGAAAACAACGTGGTTCAGCAGGTCATCGTTGTCGCTAACAAGGACACGGCTGACGCTGACGGCAACGAACTGGAAAGCATCGGCGTGGCGTTCTGCCAGAAGTTGCTCGGCGGCAACTGGAAGCAGACGAGCTACAACGGCAACATCCGCAAGCACTACGCCGGGATCGGCTACAAGTACGATGCCGCGCTGGATGCGTTCATCCCGCCGCAGCCGTATCCGTCATGGACGCTGGACGCCGACTGCAACTGGCAGGCTCCGGTGCCGATGCCCGCTGACGCTGGCACGGGCGAACCGCCCAAGATGTATTCGTGGGACGAGGCCACGCAGTCGTGGGTTGTCGTTGAGGGTATGCCGTGACATCGGTGCAAGAGCTAGAAGTGACCGTCACCAGCCACATTGATGTTTGTGCAGTCCGATATGAGGCCATCCACGCTCGGCTGAAGCGTCTTGAGCGATTGGTTATTTCTGTCGGCGGCACGGTCATCCTTGTGCTGATTGGTGCGCTTGGCAGCATGGCCGTGATGCTGGTAGACGCGATTAAATGAGCGAGGACATTGAACTGCTGAAAGTGCAGATCAAGGCCGAGTTACAGCGCCTTGAAGCTAACAGCAGCGCCAAGGACGTAGCGGGCAAGGCTATCGGTAAGGACGGCCTCAAGTACATCACCGCCATTGTAGTGATCGGTGTGTTGTCTAGCCTTGCGTTGGATAGCGACAAGATCGCCGCCGTGATGGGGCTGCTCGGTGCCTCGCTGACCGCCCTTATCTCCATGCTGGCGTCTATTGCTGGCACCGTAGAAAAGGAAGAAAAGCCCGAGTTTGAGGTGATTAAGGAATTGATCGCCAAACTAGACAAACTTGACCGCAAGGAACAGCCGATGCGGGTAGACGTAGAGGGCGACCACGTGACCGTCACCAAGGGCGATGACGTAGTGAGGGCTTCCAAATGATGACGATGGTTAGCACCTTCCTGTCGTTCCTTGCGGGTGGTCTGCCCAAGATTCTTGCGATTTTCCAAGATCGGCAGGACAAGAAGCATGAGCTTGCGTTGGTTGCCGCACAGAAAGAGCGTGAACTAGCCCTCGCAGAACGTGGGTTTATCGCGCAGGCACGGGTTGAGGAAATCAAGCTGGAGCAAATCCAGACGCAGACCGCTACCGAGGAACGTGTGGCGCTCTATGAACACGACATGAAGATTGGCGAGGGCGCAAGCCAATGGATGATTAACCTACGCGCCTCGGTGCGTCCGGTCGTCACCTACATCTTTGTGCTAGAGCTTGTCATCATCAACATCGCTGGTATGTGGTACGCGTGGAACCAAGGCGTACCGTTTGCGATTGCGCTAGAAAACGTATTTTCCGAGGATGAAATGGCAATTCTTGCCAGCATCATTGCCTTTCATTTTGGTGGTCGCGCCTTTAGCCAGAAATGAAGGTATCCGACGCCGCAAAGGCGATGATCAAGCATCATGAGGGCGTACGGATGCGCCCTTATCGGTGTCCGGCTCTGCTATGGACGGTCGGAGTCGGACACGTTATTGACCCAACCCACGCAGCGGTGAAGTATGAGGATCGGAAGAACCTACCGATACCCGATGGCTGGGATCGCGCCCTCTCTATGGGAGAGGTTGACGCTATCCTTGCTCAAGACCTTAAGCGGTTTGAGCGTGGCGTGGCCCGATATTGCCCTGCTGCTGTTAATAGCCAAGGGCAATTTGATGCTCTGGTGAGTTTTGCCTTTAACGTCGGACTTGGGAACCTCCAACGCAGCAGCATACGGATGCGCTACAACCGAGGGGACGTAGAGGGCGCTGCTGACGCCTTCCTGATGTGGACGAAGGCGGCAGGGCGGGTATTACCGGGGTTGGTTAAGCGCCGTCAAGACGAACGCGCAATGTTTCTAGCTCGTTCTTGAGCGTGCGTATTTCCAATGCCAGCGTCGTTGCTTCAGCGGCCAAGCCCGCTTGGCGCATTGCCGCCAACGCTTGCTCAACCTTGACTTGCTGACTGAACCTCCACGGCATCCGCTCCATTTCCGTTTTCCATGCCCCCGGCGGGCTTTCGGTATCTATAATCACCAGTATTGCCCTCCTGTGCGCCGCCGTGAGCAGGCCCAGTTAGGGGGCGGCACATGACGCCAATCTACCGTCCAAAGCCGCTGTAATGCCTCCAGAATCGTTTTCACGGCATACCTTCCACGCTGTAGTTAGTTGACGGGGAGCGCCAATCCCTCGGCACCTCCCCGTTGATCCAGCTCGGGTCAGCCCATAACAACCTATTGTTAGGGTAGGCAATCCATTGCCCCGAGTCTAAAGCGATGATGTGGTGGTCTTTGCTCTGGTCAGGCACCTCGCTCCAACCGCCGTCGCACCAGAATACTGTCATCAAATACGTCCCCGGGCGCTGTACCCCGTCACGGCCTATCGCCTTGACCCGGTGGTTACGCAGGAACGCCACCTCCTTGACCTGACAGTTGCGGCTGAACGAATCCCACCACACAACAAGCGGCAGCGCCATTTCTAGGCAGGGCTTGCTACACAGCGCGTGGATCGGGATACGCGCCCATTGTGCGCCTGACTCCAACATGATTTGAAACATGGGTACGCGCATGGGTTCAGCGCGAAAACCAAACACGGTGCAGAGGGTAAATTCGCCTTTGCCCTTCTCATGGTCGTGCAAGAACTCGTTACGCACATGAGCCGTGACGTATGGCGTATCAGCCCAGAAATTCATACTAAACCTTTTTTACGAAACATAAATTGGCTCCGGTAACGGCCCAATACCAAGCTCTATCAGCCGGTTTTCAATGCCGTGCAGAAATTCGGTAAATTCTTGCTGGGTCATGCGCGAGGTGCGCTTTAACGGGCGCATACGTTTCTTGCCAAGCCCTGTGAGCGTTTCCCAACCAAACACCTCACCCAAGAAATACTCATGCAGATCGTCGCGTGTCCAGCCTTTGAGCGCCTCGCCGCCCGCTTCCATAATCATCGGGTAAACAACACCCCATAAATAGGCCAGCTGCTGCGACGTTTTAGGCTTTTTCCACTCGGCCACTTCCACCGCCCACACGCGCTGCGGGTCTAACCCCTGCATCATGCGCGTTACGGCAACCGCCATCTGCTGTGGCGTCGTGCCTTTCGGGAATATGCGCTTCACAGTCGTTCCTCAAAGTCTATGTAACGCCATGCGAGATATTCGGGGGTCACGGCATAAACGTCGTAGTCGTACCCGCGCTCCTTGTCGGTGATTTTCCGCACAATCCAGTCGGGGAACGTGGTGCGTACATCTACGAGTGCCGCCACGGTCAGACTTGCATTGACGATGTAGTAGTAATCAGGGCGCGGATCAGCCGCATCAAAGGACTTCTTGGCACAGATCGCAGCCGTCTCAAACGGCCACGCTTCGTACTGAAAGTCATGCTTGATGTGCTTAACCTCTATCCGCTTACCCGACGCATACACATCGCCTTTGTCGGCGTATTCCTTTCGGTCGGCAAAGTCACGGGCCATGCGACGTTTTGGCAGCGTCACCGTATGCCCACGGTTCAGCAGGTACGTCGCCACAACAATCTCTGCTGGGCGACTTGCCCTAAACCTTGCCTCAAAGTCAGAAGGGTGTATCAAGGTCAGACCAATTATCTTCGCTCATCGCAGGCGCGGCTTTCGGCTTTGGCTGTTCGCCTTTGGCCTCAAACCGTAGCGACATAAACTTATCGCCCGTCTTTTTGCTGGCCTGTATCCAACCTGATACGTTCATGTCCACGTTGTTGATGACGCACGATCCTCGGTAGTCGGGGCGTTTCTCATTGCCCTTCTTGTCGTTCTTGAACAGCACGCCACGCATGTTCGGGTCGTATTGATTAGCCACGGTTTAACTCCTGTAGTTTTTCCAGTTTCTCGTTTAACTCGGCAAGGAAAGTCTTAACCTCGCCCTCCAATGTCGTGATGTATTTGTCGTCCCGCTCCACGCGCTTGACGAACATCCGCAGGTGTTCGGGCAGCCGAGGGTCGTAAGACACGAAATCGCACCATTTACGCCCCGTGCAAGCCATCTGAAACTGAATCTGCGGGATGTACTTGGTCGGCACCTCGCCAGCCAGCAGCGTGTCAAGGTGGGTGCTGGTCGCAGGGCATTTGAACTCCACCAGCCCCTCATCGTTTACGAGGCCGTCAGGGGACGCGCCAGCATGTTCAAGACGAGGGTGCTGGATAAACCCCACCTCCTCAACCAACTCGCCTGTACGGGCGCTGTAGGCGGCCCTAGCGTGGGGTTCCTGCTCCGTACCCCACTCCATGTGCGCGGTAGAAAACCCGCCGCCCCTTTGACCCGTTAGCCGTTCCACGATGAGGTCAGCCATGTAGCTGTCCCGGGTCGCGCCTTTGCCCTTGGCAATAACTTCAGATACTCGGGAGGCCGTGACTTTGCCGAGCCGTGCTTGATGCCATTCGGTTGTGCGCTGTTCCATTACTGCACCTCTTTGCTGCGAGCCATAAACGCATCCATGTGCAGTTCACGCACCGGGACGGGCAGATCGTTAAGCAGCGCCCGCAACGCCTTCTTGCTATCGCACCCAGCGATCTGCGCCAGCACCTCGGGGTCTTGCGCGGCAACTTCGTGCGTCGTGGCATCGGCGTCGTTGTCGCCCTCGGTTGGGATGCAGAACGCTTGGAAGGCGGCGTACTTGTAGGCCGCAGACATGGCCTTGTTACTGGCCTTATCGCCCGAGTCCATCGCTTCGCCAATCGTGACGACCGTGTGTTTGCTGCCATCCTCGGCGGCAACAAAATCAAACTCCACCGAAAGGGTGACGTAAAACAATGCCGTCCCTTGACGGTTCTGCCGCTCCACCACCTCGCGTGCCGTCACGCGGGGCAAGATGCAAAGGCCGTGCTTGGCAAGCAGCGGTGACAGCGCCCCGTACACTTGGTCAATGCCGCGGAACTTGTAACCTTGCGACTGGTTCTTGCTGTCTTTGCTAATGCCGACTTTGCTCAACTCGGCGGTAATCGCCGCGATCTTTTCATACACCTTCATGGTTGTTCTCCTTAAGTTCTGCGAGAGCGCGGTTACAAGCCTCAATGCGTTCTTGTTCTTCGCGCTGTTGTAATTCCAAATCTTGCTGATGCCACCAACTGCCGTCGTCTTGCCAGACGTTATCGGGTTCCATGCGTCACCTCCGCATCGCAAGAGTGACCGTCGCAGGGGTCAACGAGAGCAGCCAGCAGGTAGATGATGACGATGCCAAAAATGGCGAGTTTGCTGCGCTTCATACGTCCCACGCCTCCTCTTGCACCTTGCGGTAGTGGCTCCAGCAAGAGTTCTCTAGCGTGTCAAATTCCTCAATCGTCAGATACTCAAGGTCGCACTTGTAATTGACGTAGACCGCGTTGGATTTCTTGTCGCTGCTGTCAATGCCGTCGGGGTACACGCCAAGGATGTACGCGCTGCAAATCTCTAGCGTCTCGGGTACGCCAACCAAGGGATCGCCATAATGTACGGCGTACTCAACTTCAGCCTCAAAGGCTACGCCGAGCAGGACAATGGTGGTGGTTGTAAGCATATCTGTTGCTCCTGTTGTGAGGGGCGGCTTACGCCGCCACCCCGTCAAGATTGATCACGCGAGGGCGTGACGGATCATCAAAAAAGTGGTTGCCTTCCATTGGCGCAGTAAAGTTAACCGGCAATTCGGCTTTGAGCGGTGCGCCTTCCCAATATCGCGCAACGGTTTCGGCGGTAAACGTGCCTTCGTCAGCGTTAATGCTTTTGACGATGCCGATGTAGTAACAATCGCGGTTGCTGTGGAAATCAAGGCTCTTGACAAGGGAACCAATCTTTAAGCTGCTCATTGTGTATCTCCTATCTGTGGATGCGTTGTGTCTGTCAACGGTTCCCAGTTTAGCAATCTAAACGGCCATGTCAACACCCTAGGCAAAAAAAGTTTAGACGGATAGACTCCCGAGCATGGACATCCAGAAGCTCATCAAACGATACGGTAGCCAGCAAGCCGTTGCTGCGGCCCTTGGCGTTACCAAAGGCGCTGTAAGCCAATGGGTCAAGGCTGGGGCGATCCCTGCGGCTAGGCTGTGGCAGATCAAAGCCGGGGCTGTAAAAGCGCCAAAAGGACGTTAATGGACGCTAGAAACGACAAACCCCCTTTCGGGGGCTTGACGCGGCTTTCGGGAAGCCTGTACGCTCGGGTTGCAGTTCGGCGTAGAGGCAGTTTAACAGCGTTAACTAGCCTGTCAACAAGCCCCTACGTCATTCGCTCGGGTACTCTGGTCGGGGAAACAACGCACAGAGCCACCTTAAACCTAGATCGGGGCAGCCAGCCTCTAGGTGCGCGGCGTATCGTCGGGAAGCGCAAATGGCAACCGGAGCAATCTGGTGAAAAGTAGCCGACAGCGGATGGCTCCGTCAGTCATCAAACCGCACGATCCCGTTGAGGCGTCATTCCGTCTCAACCGTGCGGATTCACCATCAGTCATCCAGTTTTAGAGGTCTGACTTAGGAATAAATTCTATACCCACAGAGTAAGTCCAGTCAGCCCAGAGAAGATATTGTGCAAGTTCCTCCGTTAAACAAAACAAAAGGTAATCAAACATGGTGGCAAATATGGTTAATCCGGTGCATCAACGAGGCGCGGAACGAGGAGGCGTCAGACGATACTTGGATACCGTTAAACCCGAGGAGTACACACCCCAAACAGGAGAGGTTGACCTTACGGAAGTCTCGCTCACGGGCCTCGCAGACCTCTACGGCTCGGACAAAGGCAACATTAAGCACCTATATACGCCGGTCTACGAAAAGCTGATTGTTGACCTCACGCCGTACCGACGAACCGCACAGTTGCGGATCGGGGAAATCGGTGTGGCGTGTGGTGCTTCCTTGCGGATGTGGGCGAATTACTTGCCGGCCAGCGACATTGAGGGTTTTGACATACGCCCTGAGTGCGCAAACCTCTGCAAAGACCTGCCAAACGTCAAAATCACCATTGCCGACGCTCGTACAGTAGAGCGGCGCAATTACGACCTTTTTGTGGACGACGGTAGCCACATTGCCGAGGACATCGTGGGAACGCTAGTGCATTGCCAGAACTGGTTGCGCTCGGGCGGTTATTACGTCATTGAGGACATGAGCTGTACTTACAGCCCCGAATATGCCGCCAAGTTCAATAAACACTTTGGGGACAACAAACCGAACGACCGCCGCTTGATCCTGTCGCTCTTTGACGAACTTTCTCGCATGGTGGATGGCAAGGCCGGGACGTTCAGCGAAATGTATTACTACCCGCAAATGTGGGTGTTAAAGAAGCGATGAGACACGCTGCCCGCCGTGACGGCAACGACGCCATCATCACCGAGGCATTACGCAAGGCCGGGTTTACGGTCGTGGATTACGGTAATGCAGGGCAAGGCATTCCCGACAAACTGGTGCTGCGTGACCTACCTGATGGCACTTCATGGGTGTGCTGGGTAGAAATCAAAATGCCCAAGGGCAAGTTGCGTGAAGCGCAGGAAGCCTTTAAGCGCGTGTTTGACGGCAGGGGCGAGTATTACGTCGCCCGTGACCCAGAAACCGCCATACGCGATCTGTATGCGCTATACGACGATGCCGTTAAGCCAGAGCAGCGTCGGTGAACATCTGTGCTTTACGTTTGCCCTTGTAATGCGCGATGACAGGGGAAGGGAATTCGGCAAAATGCTCGGGCAAACACGCATACCGATACTCGTCCAGTTTTCTGACAAACAAGGGCGAGAGGCTGTGAACGTAATCCCGCAGAACTTCCTGATCGCCGTACCACGCCTTGAACTTATCGGGCAGGGCGGCATAGCGTTCGGCCAGCTTTACCCAGACGCCCGCATCAGGGGTGATCGTGGCGCAGCCAAGGTACGGGTAAATCTGATCCAACGTCTTGCCCGCGTACTCCGAATAGTCCTGACCACGCTGGTGGACGTTAAAGATCGCATCGCGCATGAACGAACGTCGGCACACCGCAATGATGGCCTCGCCCAACAACAGCTCGGGATGGATGGGCTTACGCACCAACATATCGGTGTCCATGTAGAGGGCTGGCTGGGAGAGCTGCAACGCCGCAAAGGCTTGCGTGCGCCAGAGCATCAGATGCGCGGGATCGCCCGTCGTGGGGTGCGCCCATGTGACGCCCTCAACAGTTGGCGTCTCGCGGTCGGTGACTTGGATGATTTCAGCGCCGGGATTATGTTTTTTAACCGACGCCACCATAGCCGTTGGCATGGCTAGATCGTTGCCAACGTGGAAAAACACGAAGGTTGACATAGGGAGAAATTAACATGATTAGATTAAATCGCAAACGCACCAGCCGCATTATTTGGGAAACCTTGCTGGAAAACGTCGTCAGTCACCCGAAAATGCCGTGGGTAGAGCAAATGAATATGCTGGAGGCGTTGCGGCCTACGGCACAAATCCAGACAGGCAGCATCAGCCTTGCGACCTTCTGGTGTTTGTATGCCACGGTGCAAATGTTCAAGCCCAAGAAGATCGCAGAGGTCGGCACTTACATTGGCAAGTCTACCCTCGCGCTTGCCTCGGGCGGTGCCGAGGTTTATACCTGCGATAACAGCAACGACATCAAACTGCCCTTTAAGGTCAACCAGTACCCGATGAAAGGCAGCACCGAGATGTTTGAGCATTTGGTGCGCGAGAAGATCAGAACAGACATGGTGTTTTTGGATGGCCGCCTCTCGCCCCGAGACGCACGGTTGCTCGCGGAGTTTGCTCACCCGCAGACGGTTGTGGCGCTAGATGACTTTGAGGGCGTGGAAAAGGGTGTGGCGAACGCGCAGATGTTTCAGTACGAGGGGGCAATGCTCGTTTACCCCGCCGAAAAGGAGCTTCTTGAAAAGCACGGTTTGCCCGACGAAAGCACGCTCGCGCTCGTCCTGCCGTATAGCGTCGTGCAGTTGACGAACCAGTAGCAAAATCCTACCCTCGCACTCGGAGGAATCTATGTCGCACAAGGACGCCGCAGAGTTTGTGGGAGTGCTGCTGCATAGCAGTACGGCAGCCCATTACCTGCACTTGAACACCGCCTCCTACGCCGCCCACAAGGCGCTCGGCCATTACTACGAGAACATCGTAGACTTGGCTGACCGATACGCAGAAGCCTACCAAGGCCACTTCGGCATCATCCCGCTCGCAGACTACCCCGAGGGGTTCAAGGTACAAACCGACGCGGCAAAGTACGCCGACAGCCTGCTGACGTTCGTGAAGGGCATCCGTAAGGAGCTGCCGCAAGACACCGACTTGCAGAACATCGTGGACGAGATCGTGGGCGAGATTGCCGCCCTTTCGTACAAGCTGGAGCGGTTTAAGTAATGCCCATGCGCCGCCAAAACGTCGCCGCAGCCCTGAAATATCTGCAAGACAAGGCAGACCTGCGCGGACGCTTTGAGCGGGCGACCTCGCTAGACCCTCAAGAGCAGGACATGGCCGATATTGCCGTAGAAACGGCAGCAGGCTTTATACCGGGCGTAGGGCAGGCACTTGCCGCGCGCGACGTAGAACGCGCCAGACGCGCTGACGACCCCGCTGGGATGGCTATGGCTAGCATAGGCGCTATCCCCGGTGGACGCCTTGCAGGGCTTCTAAAGCGTTACGACCCTGTAATGCAGCAGCTTGATGTGTATCACGGCACCCCGCACAAGTTCCCGGCTACGGAAGCCAACCCGCTCGGTGAGTTTGACGCTAGTAAGATCGGCACGGGTGAGGGGGCGCAGGCGTATGGGCATGGGATTTACTACGCTGAAAACCCAGAGGTTGCGAAAGGCTACCAGCCCCGCGACCCAAAAGCCGAAGCCAAACTGATGAATTTGTATAAGCAGGCTGAGGCGCGGCAAAACTACGATGCAATGGAAGTGCTGGAAGCGGCAATGCTGCACCGCACCGCAAGCGAGTTACGCGAGCAATACCCAAATCAAAAGGCATTGGTAAACCGTATCGGCAAGATTAACGAAAAGGCGGCAGGCGCACTTTACAAAGCCGACCTACCCGACGAAATGATTGACCGTATGCTGGATTGGGATAAGCCGTTAAGCGAACAGCCAGCAGCGGTGCGCGAACACGTTATGCGGTATATGAACGTAAAAGAAGGTGGTTTACCGGCTGATATGTCGGTCATCAATACTGGCGGTGGCAAATACGTTGTGGTTCAAGAAAAGCCGCCATTGCCGGGTGCTACGTTTGGCATTCCGCGCACAATCACGAAAGGGCCGAGGGCCGATAGTCCAGAAGCGGCGATCAAGGCTTATTGGAATAACCTTAAGGGCGAAGATTTCTACAAAACACTTTCCGGGGATATTGGGGAGGGCGCGGCAGCGTCAGAACATTTGCGGTCGCTTGGGATTCCCGGCGTTCGTTACCTAGACGCAGGCAGCCGAGGCCAAGGCGGCAGCGGCACACGCAACTTTGTCGTATTCCCCGGTGAGGAAAAGAAAGTACGCATATTGGAGCGCAAATAGCGCACTCTTTAACTATTGTTTCAATTGTGCATAAATAAGCCATGCCAAGACCTAAAGGATCGCCCAACAAGGCAACCGCAGAGGCCAGAGAGGCCATTGCCCGACTTGTAGACGGCAACGCCCATCGCCTGAACATCTGGCTAGACGAAATCTACGAGACAAAAGGCGCAGAAGCCGCATGGCGCTGCATGATGGATGTCATTGAGTACCATGTGCCGAAACTCGCTCGTCACGAACACACGGGCAACAACGGCGACAAGATTAAGGTAGAAGTCAGTTGGATGGCTCCCGAGTAGTCATTCCCTATCGCCCACGCAAGGCGTTCCTGCCGTTCCACAACCGAACGCAACGCTGGGCCTGTCTCGTCGCCCATCGTCGCGCTGGCAAGACAGTCGCCGCCGTC